GTCAATTGCGGCTTTTCCACATACCCTAGGATCACTATATGAATCATCCTTATGATCTATTACTATTTTACTCTTGTTCTTGAAGCTTTCTAGAGGTTCACAACATAAACAACAATGTTTAAAATTTGCAAAATGCCATTCCCTAATATCCTTTCTTATGGGACGATTTTTTTTCATTTCTTGCCTTTCTGTGTCTTTATTTATTCCAGTAGATTGAATTGAAAATATGGCACTACCTTTTTTTTCATATTCCCATGTATATGTGATCATTCCACGAAATGCTCCATTGTTACGCCTTGGTCCTTCTTTATTCCAGTATAACGGTGCGTATTTTGTTTTTTTGTTGAATTGTTCTTTTATCTCTGCTGCTGTAACTACTCTGCTTATACCGTTCTCATCTACTTGCGCAAATTCATTCCATAATTCTATTCTACTTTTTGTTCTAGGCATTGTTTATTTTATATTGTATTATAGAATATAAAATAAATTCAATTTCACACCAATTCCATTGTTTCGCTTATAAATCCTACTCCCTCTTCTGGATCTGATTGTAAAACTTGCTCTTTATATATTTTCATTGTTTTTCTTCGTTCATATTCTCTGAGAGGGTGTGAAATTTTTTTACAAAACTTTGACATTGAGTTTCCCATATAATTAAGCTTATATTTTTTTTTATCTTCTTAATCCTTAATTTATATTTTTTATATTGGTGATAAGATAATACAAGCGGCAATATTATACCCATTTGTAATATATTAATATTATTCTTTTATAGATTTCATTGCTTCCTTTATGGAGGCTAATTTTGCTAGCTTTTTCTTTATTGCTTTGTCACATTTTTCTTTTATAGATGGTTCGGGGCTTATTGCGGATAAAGATTTTTGCCATATATCTAATTTTTTGGGATCATTATTATAATCAGGATTTTCTTTTTCCCAATCTGTTAATGTATTTACTAGCTTAAATTTAGTATTAGTTACAGCGTTGCTTATTTGTGTCCCGTCATCTTTTACCCAACCTTTTTCATTTTTTACCATAAATTTTAATCTTTTTTCATCTGTTGAATGAATAGGTCTATCTGTGGGACTTAAATCTTCTAATTGCTTTGATAATATATTAGACATACCTTCCATATATCCATTCTTTGTTGTATAATCTAAATCTTTTATTGTTAAATTTATACTATCTACAAAATCTTTCAATGTTTTGGCATTTTTACAATGTTCATCTAAAAATAGATTTACGTTGATATAATTATTTGTGTTTTGAATATTTGTTATATTGTTGATTATAGTATGTGTTTTGGTTTTCTCTACATTTACCACTTTTTTACACTTCTTTGAATGTTTCCATAGACCATTTCTGCTCTTATATTTTTTATTACAAGTTTGGCAAAAAAAATAATTGCTACTTTTTGCTACTTTTTGAGCGTTGTCCGGTGACGCTAGGTGACACTTTTTGAGGTGTTTTTGTGTATTCAAATGTTTTAGCCAATTAAATTTTTTAGATGTAATATAGTCACAACATTTACAATAATAAGAATTGCTACTTTTTGCTACTTTTTTCTCTAAAGGTGACGCCATAGGTGACAGATACATAAAATAGACATTAAAATTTTAAGTATTTTACCCAAAAGTTCTTTTTTTTTAGTGCCTAAAAATTTTATGTAGGTAGCTATTTTTTCTAAATATTTTGAAAATCCCTACATTATGGTCTAACGCAAGAATTGCACCTTTTTTCAGAAAAAACTTTTCTCAGATTTCCCATTTTGGACAATTATAGAAATGTCCAAAACGTACATTATGGGGGTTTTAGTTATAGAAAAAAAGCGGCGAACCTTTTTTTTAGTTCCTTTTTTTCAGTTCTATATTTAATTATAATATCAACATTATTTATAATGAAGTTAAGAGACGGTATTCTCCTTGTTGTTGTTGTTCTTTTATTTGTTATTTTAGCATATTTAGTATCAAGTAAAAACCCAAAACAAAGTTTTCTCGCACCAGTAATAGTTCCTATTAGGGGATTTTTCGGTTACGGTGGACCTAGACATAATACTACTATTGTTGTAGGAGGAGGTAGCTCTTCAAGTAGTTCCAGTAGTTCCAGTTCCAGCGGAGGAAGTTCTTCTGGTGGAGGAAGTTCATCAAGTAGTTCAAGCAGTGGACCTACTATGTCAGGACCTACTATGTCAGGACCTACTATGTCAGGACCAATAACTACTCCCCCAGCAGTACCTCCTTCGGCTGTCCCATTTAGTCTTATGTAATAAAAATGGTCTAATGATCATTTATATTACACGATTTTATATTCAACGATAATCAATTAAATCTAACTTAATAAATATAAATATGATGAATGAAGAAAAAAATAAATCTAATTATCAAGAAACAGGAAAGAAGCGAAATACAATTGATAAATTTTATACTAACCCCCAAATTGTCAATAAATATATAAATAAATTTAAACCTTATATTAACAAAGGTGACCTTATAATAGAACCAAGTGCCGGTAGTGGTGTTTGGACAACACCATTACATATGTTTAATCTAATAGCTTTTGACATACAACCTGAAGGCGAAGGAATACAACAAATGAATTTTCTAGATGTTGATCTATATGCTTTTCAATCTAAATTACACTTTATTGGAAATCCCCCTTTTGGAAGACAATCTTCTCTTGCCAAAAAATTTATTAAACATATATGTAGTTGTGAAAAAACAAAAACAATAGCATTTATTTTACCCAAAAGTTTTAAAAAAGATAGTTTTCAAAAGGTATTTCCACCACATTTTCATTTAGAATATCAAGATGATGTAGATAAAGATGCTTTTTTGGCTAATGGGAAAACTTATGATGTTCCTTGTGTATTTCAAATATGGCGTAAAAAGGATACAAAGCGTATTATTCCTGAAAAATTAACCCCCAAAAACTTTGCTTTTGTTAAAAAAGATAAAAATCCAGACTATTCATTACGTAGAGTAGGTGTAAATGCTGGAGTGATAAGTAAAGATATTGTAGATAAAAGCGAACAAAGTCATTATTTTATAAAATTAAAACAAAATAGTGATCTTTTTATAATTAAATATCAGCAAATTTATTGGGAACATAATAATACTGTAGGTCCAAAATCAATATCAAAACAAGAATTTATTAGGGAAATTAACAAGTTAACTTCTCTCTAATCCATTTGCGTATATTATCATTTGTTGGATTGAGTATTTTTAATAACCCATTAATATAATATGGTTTCAAATCATCAGTAGTTTCCTTATCTTCTATCATTAATATAGTATTATATACTACTTTTAATAAGCGTTTATCATATGTTTCTTTGATATTTTGAAAAACAGTATCAATATTAATGGCATCATCACTAGCATCTTTAAATAAATCAGGAGATTCTAAAGATAATACATTTTTATAAAGAGCTAAAGTATGGGTAATAGCTGTTTGTTCAGCAGCAGAATAAGTAATAATTAATTTTTCAATGCCACTAATAGCACTAGTTAAAATATGATTATAAATTTTATTATCTTCGCTTTTATACCATTTATAATAGCGACGAATAGCATGAAATAAATAATATAAATCATCCTTTCCATCACTATTATACCATCTCCAAACCCCTTGTAAATAAGATGGTGGATGTAGGCGTAATATATTATCACTAACACTTACTTTTGTGCCTATAGGTGATTGAGATAATAAAGCTAATTGAACCATAACTTGTAAAGGTTCTAATATCATGTCACTTCTTTCTTTCCGAGTTGTAATATCCATTACATTACCTCTATTTATTTGTTTATACTTTTTCATTAATTTATACATTTTTTGTGTTTTTTTAATTCCACCTATTAGATTCCATCCCATATAAGCATAATTCATATATATATACAATATTAAAAGTTATATAAAAGAAAATCAACTGATTATGTAGTATGGATTTACAAGCAAGCAAAGAAAATGAGGAGGACGTAGAATTAAAAGAATTTTTATTTCCAAAGAATGATAATAGATTATCAAAATTTGTAAATTTGAATACAGAACAACAATTAAATAGTATTTTTATTGGTAGTGTAATAAGCGAAATAGGCGAGGATAAATATATTAGATTAAAATCAGGTGAAAATCAAATAGAAAAAGATAATTTAAAACAAATGTATCAACAAGAAAATAATGAATTGCGTGAAAAAATAAAAAGAATAGAAAATAATAAACGAGAAAGGGAAAGAGAATATATAAGGGAAAAAACAGAGATTAGAGAAAACATTAGAATAGATTTAAATAAGCAACATGAGCAAAAATATATGATAATGGAACAAGATATAATAAAATATAAAACAAGATGTGATGAATATACGGAAAAAAGACTGAGTGATCAGACAGAAAATAACAATAAAATTCTTTTACAAAAAGATGAGATGGAGAGAAGATTAAGTGGTCAGCGAAAAATTTATGAAGAAAAATTAGAAAAAATGCGTGAAAAAATAGAAAATATGGTTGTATTAACATCAAATTCAACAAAGAAAGGTCAAGAGGGTGAAGATTGGACATTTAATCAATTATTACGATTATTTCCAAGAGCACAAATAGAAGATACTCACGCTGTGAAACATAGAGGTGATTTTATAATTAAAGATAAATATACAGGAATGGTGGATTCAAAAAAATTTAAAGGTAATGTTGGTAAAAGAGATATTGATAAATTTAAAAGCGATATGGAGGCAAATAGTGATTTTCAATATGGTATATTATGTGCTACAGATTATGGTATAGCTGCGAAACAAGATTTATCATTGGAATTTGTAAGTGGCAAACCAATAGTATATATTCACAAAGCTTGTGAAAATCCTCAAAAAATATTGATAGGGTGTAATTTATGTAAATTAATATTGAAAAATATGGATTGTTTTGATGTAACAAAAGAGGAAAATCAACTAATAATAAAAGAAAAAACAAAGTCATTAGTAAAAATTAAAAAAAAAATGATAAAAAAAGTAAATGACTTTAGAGATGGAATGATAGAATTAATGGATATTCAATGGAATGAGTTAGATGTAGTATTGAAACAAATTAATGTCAAACATTAATATATACAAATGTGGTATTTTTGTAAATATAAAGATAGTTTAGGCATTCCAAAAAAAGGCTTACATTCATATAGGGTATATGATATAGCAATAATGGATGTTTTATTTACATTTCTATTAGCAAAATTTATACAATATCATCTATTAGAAGAGTGGGACTTTTTATTAATATTAGTTTGTTGTTTTTCTCTTGGAATTATATTACATAGAGTATTTTGTGTAAAAACTACAATAGATAAGTTACTTTTTTCGTGATTTTTTCATTTTTTTATTTTTTAAAAGAAATAAATATAGCTTTTGGATTTTAGAAATAGACATTTTATCGATAATTTTGTGTATAGTCTTAGAATTATATTTTTTTTTTGTTTTTTGTTTAAAAAGTCTTCTAGATGATGGTGATGTTTTTAATTGTAATAATATTCTGCGTTTAATCTCTTTGGTTGCGGTTTTTAATCTTTTTTTATTATAGTCTGTTGCTAATCCTCCGTTATCAATATGATTTCTAATTATAAAATTTTCCATATCTATAACCTTTCTTTTTCCAAATTGGTCATTTCTCCATAAAGTTTTTTCTGTTATTGGTATATTATCAAACCCAGCTTCAGTTTTTTGATCACCAATAATTGCCTTTATATTTTTTTGTATTTTTCTTGTTTTTACCTTTCTTTTTGTTCTTTTTTTCTTAGTTGTCATTTATATTATAAAATATTTTTTTATATTATAATATAAAAATGTTTGATTACAATATGCGTTTAGTTTTGATAGGGGAATGTTCAGTTGGTAAAACTGCTTTCGCCTCTAAATTAACTTATGGTTTTTTTCAAGAGAATCACGAAACAACAATAGGTGTAGATTATAGTGCGAAAACAATACCTATAAATAATGAAGCTATGATAAAATGTCAATTATGGGATACGGCAGGACAAGAAAAATTCGCACCTTTAATAAAAACATACTACAAAAATGTAGCAGGAGTTATATTAATATTTGATGTAACACAAAGATATACATTTGAAAGATTACATTTTTGGATAAATGAAATGAATAAATATGCGCCTACAGATTATCCTATATCAAAAATATTAATAGCTAATAAGATAGATTTGGATAGAAAGGTTAGTAAAGAAGAAGCATCTACACTAGCAAAAAATTATGGTTTTATGTATAGAGAAATGAGTATTAAAAATGATATTAATGTTGAAGAATCTTTGATTGCTCTAGCACAAGATATTTATAAAAATAAAGAAGTAAATGAAGGTATTAAAACAAGTAAAATAAAATATTCAGATTTAAAAATAAAAACAGGAAAAGATAGAGAATATTGTTGTTGTATTTGTTAATATTGATAAAGTTGTTTTACTATAATAGAAAAAGACCAATCTTCATCATGTAAATTTACTTCAAATCCTTTATCATTTAATAATTTAACTCCAAATTTTACTAATTTAACAGGTCCGAAATATTTTCTTTCTGGTTGCTGTTTATTAGTATTTTTATATAATATACTAGAAGACCAATCTAAAGGATTTCTATCAACAGGAAATCTAGCTATTAAATCTGGAGTACTTGGAGACTTTGTTCTTAAAAGTGTCTCACCACCAAAATTTTTATTAGTATTATTAAAAAATTGTATTTGATCTACTGAATATTGTTGAGCCTGTGTTAAGTTGCTTCTTAAATCTACATTTGATGCATTTGTTGAACATGCTCTTTCATTATTTGACAAATCTGAAACATCTATACACGCATACCCTGGCACACCATTAGTTTGTCTATTATAATAATTCCCTAATCCATATCTTGGGTCCATCGTTTGATTATTGTAATATGATGGTAATTTAAGCTTTACATCTACTGTATCTATCATTGATATTAAATCAGTATTTGCTTTGTTATTATTGAAATCATCAAGTACTACTATAAAATATCTAGGACCCTTAATATCTACTCTTGACTTAGGACAAGTATATCCATCGTAAATTTTATCACCTGTACCCCAGTCATTTCTAGCTGATATAACATTACTTATTATAGCGCCGTCCGGCGGAGTTCTTGACCGTTCAGGTATGGTATTTCCATAGATAGCCTCTACTTTAGTGGTTTCTACTGGTGATATCGCTGCTGTTGTTAGCGCATCACCGGCATCAGGAACAGTAAATGTTGTTGTTGTTCTATATACAGGTTCTTCATATGAGCTTACATTTGAACCCCACCTACATCCACTTGAATCATACTGATATGGTTTTACTACTGTTGTTTGACCTCTAAATCCCATTAACCATCCTAAGTTATAATCTATTTTACCCCCTGGTCTAGGTACTTCGGATTCTTGTTTTGCGGAACAAGGTGCTGCTTCCTCCCCATCTTTGAACCATTGAATATATGCTTCATTCCCAGATGGGTCATAATTATAAATTTTTATTTTATTATCGTGTTTAGTATATTTAAATTCTAAAAGAGAAAAAGGATATAATCCTGTAGCTGAAGGAGGCGGCCAATTACCAATACTTGTATGATGTCCTGCATAATTTCCTGATATATCATAATATCCTCTAAAAATATAATTTTGAGAAATATCAACAAAATCCCATATTTGTTTATTAATTTGAGTTACCAATTGTTCTTGTGAATAGTTACCTTCTTCGAGTGTAATTGGATATTTATTATAATTCCATGAAATATCAAATGAATCTGTACCATAGTCGGGACTAAAGGTATACCAAGCATTAGGTATTTCCACACTATCTAATACTATAGATATTACATTTGTTAAAGGTTGTTTAAGTTCCATAATATAATTTGAAGATGTATATAACCTTGTTGAATCTCTCTCACCACCAGTTTCATTCCCATCGCAATCTGCAAATTTATATTTAGGTAAAAATTTTCTAAAAAAACTATCAAAGCTAACTAGTCTTTCTATTTCTTGAATCTCAAAAGGATTTTTTTTACCTTGAACTATGCTTTTTGGAGCATATGTTTGGTCTAAAGGTTTTCTGATTTGTCCTATAACATCTTTTTCTACATTTATTATTTGATTTATTTTTGCTTTTTCTTGTTCTTCATTTTGCCTTTGAAATCTTTCTGTTAAAACTTTCCCTGCCTCACTTGTCTCTTTTTCATATACTTCTGTCCAAGTTTCCGCATTTACATTTTCCAAATGTTCTATTAAACGTTGCTCAGCCTGGTCAAAAAAAACTAAATATTTTTCCTGATTTTTAAATTTTCTTTTTAATTCTAAGATTCGTCTATTTATTATACCCTTATTAAGTGGAACATATTGAAACTTTAAAATCGCAGCTAATTCCTCAATATCATAATTATAAATATTAAAATCTATTGCATTTTGATTTTCTTGTTGTTTTTTTATTTGATATTCTCTTCTTCTAACATAATTTTCAAAAGGTCTGTCAGTTACTTTTTTTTTTGAGTCCTTTAAAGCCTTATCTTTATCATATTTATTATTTAAAGTTTGATATGTATTTTCTTGTTTTTTTTCATTTTTCCAATCTCCATATTTTGGATTACTCATTAATATATATACTTATAAATTATTAAATCATAAAAGTAATAATTTATTTAGTGTCTTTTTTTTAGTGCTTATTTTTATATTCGTTCACTCTGAAAATTGAATACAATATACTACTATACAAATGAATTATAAAATAACTAAATCAAAGATGACTGAATCAAAAACAAATACTGAATGTCAAATATGTTGCGATAAATTCAATAATTCTACCAAAGCAAAAGTTACCTGTGGTCATTGTAATTTAGACGCTTGTAAAAAATGTGTGAGATTTTATCTTCTTAGCACCACTTCTGGTGCTCATTGTATGGGATGTAAAAATGCGTGGGACAGAGAATTTACACAAAAATCATTAAATAAATCCTTCTTTAATGGTAGTTTTAAAAATAAACGAAAAGAGATTTTATTTGAAAGTGAAAAAGCAAGATTTCCTGAAACAATGCCAGCTGTTGAAAATTATAAAAAAGTTAAAGACTGGCGTAAAGAAGAAATTCAAATGGAAAGCTCTATAATGGTATTAAGAGAACGATTATGGGAGCTAGAAAGAGCTAAAAAAAAAATAAATAATAATATTCGCCGAGCAAAAGCAGGTGATCTAATTGATAAAAAAGAACAAAGTAAATTTATAAGGAAATGTCCAAGAGATAGTTGTGAAGGGTTTCTATCATCAGCTTGGAAATGCGGTGTATGTAACATTTGGGCGTGTTCAAAATGTTTTGCTGAAAAGGGGTTTGATAAAGATGCCGAACATACTTGTAATCCTGACGACTTAGCCTCAGCCGAACTAATTAAAAAAGAAACAAAGGGTTGTCCTGCTTGTGGAACTCGTATATATAAAATTAGTGGTTGTGACCAAATGTGGTGTACATGTTGTCATATCGCATTTTCCTGGAGAACAGGTATGAGAGTTAATGGAGTTATTCATAATCCTCACTTTTATCAATTTCAAAGAGAAGGTGGTAATGCGGTTGTTCAAAATCCTGGAGCACAAATATGTGGTGGATTACCTACATATATGCAAATTAGAGATAGACTGAGAGCATTAAGAAATAATGATTTAATTAGAGCATGGGCTGGTATGGCTTTTGATAATTTGATAAAAAATGATCACACATATGAACGGTATAAAAAACTATGGGATAATTGGTATAATGGATTTGAAAGTATTATTAATTTTGCGCATAGAGGAGCAACTCATTTCCAATATACTATTTTAGATAGATTTAGACAGCATTGTCAACAAGCATTAGATAATAAAGAATTAAGAATTAAATTTATATGTGGAGAAATAAATGAAGAAAAAATGAAAACTCAATTAATTAAAAAAGATACACAATATAACAAAAGACAAGCTCTATTACATGTTTATGAATTAATGGGGGCCGTTTATACTGAATGTCTTATCGGTATTCATAATACTATGTTAGAATTCATTAATGAAAATAATTTTAAACAATATTCACAAAAGCAAAAAACTGAAACCACTATTTTACAAATATCACGCGTTCAAAAATGTTTAAAAAATATTCATACAAATATTATGAAATTAGAAAGAGTAAGAATTTATTGTAATATAGAATTATTTAAAATTAGTGGTATTTATAACCAATCTGTTGATATTATTGACGGAGAATATTCTACTCCAAAATTTAATAAGGAAAGCTGTAAAAATGAATTAACTAAAAAAAATTGTGGTGAATTACAAATTAAATATGTGTTTAATACCAATCGCAATAGATGGCAACGAGAAATGGAACGCCCAGGAAAATCTGTTTATATTTAAAATAAGCTACTAAACCAATTATAAATAAAATGATAAAGTTTAAAATTTTTTTTTAAACTTGGACAAATATGCCCTTTTAAAGATTTTCCACAAATAGGACATTTTTTAGGATTTGATTTATTATATTGTATTTTTTTACACCCTTCTGTTAATATTCTATCCCAGGATATTATTACACAACCTTGGGCTCTTTTAAAATGATCGTGACCATAAAATAAAATATTTTCTAAAAATCTTAAAACTATACTTGCTTTTTCTTTTAATTTTATAATATCATTTCGCGATATAAAATTTAAACCTTTATAAATATATTTATTTCTTCTCTCTTCACTATACATTCTACTTCTATTTGAATATATTACTTGATTTTTTATTCTTCCTATTCCCATTATTTTATTTATACTATTATTCATTTCAATCACATAAATAGTTTTTCCCTCTGTAATTTTTTTACATAAAGGTTTGTCTAATCCATAAGCACATCCTATATGATCTTTTCTTTGTTTCCATCTCATATTTTCTAAATATGTTTTGTTATTAAATCTTACTGATCCAATTAAGAAATCATATTCCATTTTACATACAATTTCTCTTTATTTATATGTTATCAATTTTTATATCCGGTAATCTTATTCTTGTAATCTGAAAATTGAACTCCCATAACTCCATTATAATAGTTAGTATCCTATCATATAACCCCCCTCTTGTCTTATCATGTCTACCAACAATATGACTGCTACTCGGGAAGGGAATGTTATTACTCTCTCTGGCCCAGATATGACAAGTTCCCTTGGACAAATGAAGGCTGAATGTATTGGTCGTTACGATAATTTCATATTTGGTGACTCAAAGGGTGTTGTGGACAAACTTAAGAGCAGAGGCGATTCTTGTATGTCTGTTTCACAACTCAACCATCTTTTCAAAAATGGCACTTCTGAATCGTATTATACTAACATTTATTGTTACTTTTGTGTTAATAAAAATAATTATAGTAATTATTTATTCTCTCCACAAGATGGGGAAAACAGGGATAACAACTATTTTCGTTTGAGGAATGGTGTTCTTTATTTCGCAATGGACGACAATTTTGAGATTTGGATTATTAATTGTGCTTAGACAAGAATAATAATAAAAAATTTTTTATTATTATATTTAATCTACTTTTACATTTATTCTCGCATATTCTTTGTATCCAGGGCATATATAATCGGTATGATAATCTTTCGAATTTGTTTTAGTTACTTCTCCAACTGCGTCAACATAGACTATTTTCTTAATTCCCAATCTTTTTATTTCTTTGGCACAATGTGAACAAGGTTTTGATTCAGCGGAATGTTTCGTAGAATATCTATGTTTTACAATATAAATAGTTAGCTTCCTCATTTTTCTTCTCATTTTACGATCATAAAACCCACGACCCTTTTCCTTTACCCCGGAAAGCGTATGGGAAGAACTTATGTATGGCAGCCACTTCAGCGTGTCCTGCACACCTAATATGACTACCATATTTATTACGATGAGTATTATGATTCATAGCTAGAATTTTATTACCACGACAAATACCTGCCGCTACACGAGTTGCTTGAGGAGATTGACTGGCCAAAGCCAACAACTTGCTGATGATGTTATTTTGAGAATTAGACATGATGAGATTATAATATACCTTATTATATAATATTTAATATGATTCAATTTTTAATATGGATTACAACTCATCATTTTTAGATATCTTATAGCCTTGGCATCGCAAAATTGACATATATTTTTATTCAGTAATCGCACAGGAGCACAAAATCTATAACTTGCCCTATTATTATAATATTCTAATGATGTTTTGTTATAAATATATTTATGATGAGCGTTGCAAGTCATTAAATACGAACAGATTTCTTGTTCTATTTCTTTTGGAATTTTATCCATATTCTATATTTATTTATTAAATAATATTTAATATTCCTTGTTTTTAACTCTTATAATCTTATCACCTCAAAGAAAATTGAATTAAATTTTATTCTATGTTGTGTTAAGTATACAACAATCTATACTTACGAAATGTCTGCCTACTGTAAACAAATTCTTGCTCAACTGAGCAATGGTGATGAGCAGCCCGTTGTCAAGATTAATAAATTTATTGGTGAGTACTGTTTCGCCAACCTCACTGACCTTCCTACTGTTAAACAAGTCTTACGGCTTACAAGTCAATATGCCTATAACTTCGGTGAAATACGACCAAAACTCAAACTGGCTGACTGTATCACGATGATGCTTGAGGATAAGAACAACTGGAACGACCCTATACTTAAATACTATTATGATGCTATGCTACTTGAGTTTCTACAAAGAAGTCTAGCTGTTGTGAATGCTGATAGAGAACATATTGATGACCTTGACTCCAAAATTATGGAGAATTTTAATAAATTCAAAGATGGTGCTCCTCTTCAGTAGACAAGCAAGTATTATTAAATTTTTTTCTATTTATTTTGTAATAAATTTAAAATATTATTTAATTTGTTATCAATATTATTCAAAGAATTGTTAATAAAATTTCTCTCCATTTTACTAACAGCATCATTTAAAAATGTATTAATTTCTTTTTTTTTGAAGGAATCTAAAGATGTAACTGAGAATATCTTATTTCTAACTATAATAGAACTAGATTGAATATCTTTGAAAATATAATCTTCTTTAAGATTTAAAATATCTTCTAATTCTTGGATACTATAATGAGTTATATTAAGGTCAATATTTAAATCAGTCATATATTATAGGTCTTCATTTTTTAGTAATTTATTTAATGTTTCAATAGTCCAAAATTGTATTGCTACAGCTGGACCAGTTTTTAACCAAGTAGCGGACAATCCTCTATAAAATCCTGTAATACCTTCTAATTTAAATATTTTTTTACAAGAGTCAATAATACCATTATATTGTGGAACAGTTTTATCAAATCCTTGAAGTTGTAATCTTCTCCTAACTAAATCAGTAGGATATGTAATTGAAACAGAAAACAATCCAGCAAGAGCACCACCTACAAGTTTGGAGTCCAAATATGTATCTTTAATCATAGAATTAAAATAGTAATAAGAGGTATATTGTATGCCACTAAATCCTCCAAAACCCATAATACTCATCTTTGAACCTTGATATAATTGTTTTAAGGGAATTTTTTTTAATGCATCTAAAACACCCTTATATTTATTTTTATTAGTTTGTAAAGATAAATATGTTCTAGTAGTTTCTAAAGGATATGTAGCTAATATACTTATACAGCCTGCACTACAACCAGAAGCAAAATTAACTATATTTTTATTATCAAAAATGGTTTTAAAATATGGTTTTGTTTGACGAAATATACTATAATTAATCGCAATTTGTGGAAATACCCTAATACAATTAGTACCATTTCCTTTCCAAAAAAACCGCAATCCTTCTTTTTTATAAACATCTCCCAAGGTTGAATTAGGAATAAAATAATTTTGTTTTTGTATTCTATTTAATTCAATAGGAGCTACAAGAGTTCGTGAAACAACACCACCAATACCACCAATTATAAAATCAATAGACATATAACATATACTAATTTTATCATTTTAATTAATTTTTCCAAATAACATAGTACTTGGAGCTTTCAACCATTCCAAATAACATTCATCACAACAAAATCCAAATACTCTTGGGCCTATTTTTGCTTTTTTAAATAGTAAATTTTCATTTTCAATAAATCTAAAACAACAACTACAATAAATATCTTTCATTATTGTATCTTTCTGTATTGTAATATCTGGGGGAGGAGTATGTGGTTTTTTTACTACTTCTTCTTTTTCTCTCCTCCAACATTGTAAAGAATTAATTATAGTTTCCATAATATAATTATAAACTATTTAAAATTTAACTAATTAATAATATTTATATGATAATGAAGGAAGGTGATATGGAAAGATATGTAAATAAATATAAATATTTGGTTGTATTTCCTGATGAAAAAGTAGAATTATTTAAATCATTACGAGATATTCAACAATCTATTAGTATTGATTCTTCAACAATATCAAAAAAATTAAGTAACAACGAAAATATATTTATTGCGAAAGGTAGTAAATATATATTTTACATTAAACAAGTAACTTAATATTCAATTAAACTGTTTCCATAGGAAATGGTTGTTCGCGGAAAAAATAGGCATAATCCCCGTCCTCCTTATGACCACATCCAAGAAATCCAAGAGTAAAAATTTTCAATAAAAAACACAAAATATCATAAAATATGTTACCTATTCCACCACCTTTTTTACCTTTACTTTTCTTTTTCTTTTTTTTAACTAACACCCTTAACAAAATATTACCAATAACCCACAAAAAAAATACAGTAGAAAAATATTTTGTTATCAAATCTGTTAAATAATTAGTAGTAATCATTATAATATATATATATATTTAATATTTAATCTTCATCCATTAACATAATGGCCATAGCGGAGTAATTATGTAAATCTATCAAAGTATCTCTTATAGATTCATTTTTAACCAAAGATACTTGATTTTTTGTAACAGATGATAATCTATTAATTTTATCACCCATTCTTACTATGACACCGACAGGACCATAATTAGCAAAAGCATCACCATAATCTTTATTTTTTCTTGTAAAAAGTTCCAATGCCTCTTTTTGAATTACTTTATATTGTGCTACTCTATCCATATTTATATCATAATATAAATATGGTTTTAAATATTTTAAAATTATTCTTTTGTATTGCGTTTTTCTTTTTTAATAACAGTTAATAAAACTTGTGAAGTTTCAACAATTTTTTCATAAGCAGATTGAGTATTTTTAATAGTAGTATCTACCGTTTCTAATTGTTTTGTTTTTTTATGAATACTAGACTCTAAACTAGATTTTTTTTTGTTATGATTATCCAATTCATTTTGTATTCCTGCCAGTTCTTTTTTTTCTTTATTAAGTTTTTTCATTAATTTTTTTTTTTTTAATTTTAAATCATTTAAAGTTTCAATAAATTCTTCATTAAATTTACACAAAGCTTCTTGTTTTATTTTTGTATTTTCGTCACTCATTATATATAATATAACACAAAAATAAATTAGCAATTCTGGCAACGCATATTGATTCCTCTCTTACGAGCTAAATATCTTTCATAACTACCGTGTTTAACATCAACTCCTGTTTGTCGGGGTTGAACAATTAATCTAGCTTTAATTCCTCTTGCTGTTCCTGTTCTAATAGGAATAGAAGCAGTTTGATCACCAGGGCCACCTACATTTGTATAGCTATTTTCACTAATAGTTCCTGTTGGACCGCTTTGTATCATTTGACCTATTGTAGTTTTATTAGGAGTTGTATTTACTGTAGTTAAAGATTTTTTTAAAATAGTAAAACTAGAACCATAGGTTCTAAAATTCTTTGAATTATTAATACCTCCTATACCTCCACAACCACAAAGATTACCACTTGATTGGTAAGAGTTATAACTAGCATCTGTTTGAGGAAACTTTGCATTTTTATGACCTTTCCAAAATTGTTCCCCTTGACCACATGCTAAGCAACGATTCATAATTTGTGTACAATTATCCATTTATATACTGCTAATATTAAATAAATTGAATTAAGAAAAATTTTATATATATTAAAAGTAATAATGGTAAAATGTTGCCCACACTGCAGCAAAAAATTTAAAATGAAAAAATCATTAGCTAAACATATGATGTTATGTCAATTAGATAACAAAGATAAGAATGAATTAACAGTTATACCTACACAAAAAGAAATGTGGTTAATTCTACAAAAATTATACGCAGATAATGAGAAATTAAAAAAAAAAGTAGAATCATTAGAAAATATAGTAAATAAAGATGTAAAAAAAATGAATATGATAGATTGGTTAAATGAAAATGATAAAGGTATTAATATAGAGGGATGGTTGAAAACGAATATTAGAGTAACATTAGAAGATTTAAAAATGATATTTATGACTGATTATATTAGAGGATTATCCAATATACTTGAAAATAATGTAAATGATACTGAAAATAATCCATTTAGAGCATTTAGTCACAAAACTAAAGAATTATATGTTTATGAAAAAAATAAATGGAAAAAGTGTAAAAAAAGAGATATAATGAAAATATTTGATAGAATTTCTTTGAATATTTTAAAGAAAAGTAAAGAATATGATGAAACATTAAGTGATCAAGAAAAATATGGCTCCGATAATATACAATATTTAAAAAATTGTGATAAAATAATGATAGTTGATACAAAAAAAAAAGAAAAATACTATAAACATATTGAAAGTTCTATAATTGGACTAATAAATAAAAATTTAAATGATATGGCAAAATTTAAATTTTATATTTAAATCATTTAAATGTAGATTGAATATTACAATATAATGGAAAAGACACTATATTGTATAAGACATGGTTATGCTTTACATAATAAACTTTTTTGTGATATAGGACCAAGGGCTTACTCTGAGTATAGAGATACACAACTACTTGAAAAAGGATTTAATCAAGCAAAAACATTAAATAAAACATGGAAAGAATTAAAAGATATACAATTGGTAATTGTATCGCCATGTCAAAGAACACTTGATACCTCAACATTTATATTTCAACACATAAATGTACCAACTATAGCTAAAGATTTTTTAATTGAATATCCATTAGGTGGAGCTGAGATTTGTAATCAACGAAAAGATCTATCCGATTTAAGATATATGTATCCTTATATACAATTTGAAGATTTTCCAAATAAATTAATTTGGCCTAATGAAAAGGAAACTAAGATAGAATTAAATAATAGAATTGAACATTTACTTGATTGGATAGGAACAAGAAGAGAAACGCGTATAGCAATAGTAAGTCATAGTTCTTTTATTGGACAAATGAAAGATGGTATTATTGGTGATGAAAATAATGAATTAAAACATTGTCATCCTTATAAAATTAAAGCAAACTATAATCATAATAATAAATTTATTAGTATGAAAGAAATCAAAGAATAATATATTTAATTATATCACTAATAAATATAATGGAAATTATAACATGGTTATTATTATCAATTATTTATTCATATCTTTTTTTACCAAAAAAAGAAAAAGAACCTCCAACGATAAGTCCAACTCTTTATCCTATTATGTTTAAAGGTATGATAATGTTACCTATCTCAAAAAAAAAATGTTTTCATTTACACCATTGGATAATAAATTTATTTATACTTATTGTTAGTTTATTTATTTATATTCCAAGAATAATTATAGGATTTTCCATTGGTTTATTTTTACAAGGATTATCTTATAAGGATCGTTTTCATTTTATTATTAATAATCCTTATTAGATTAAATATTTAGATTTGAAAATTTCAGGTGTCATAAGAGTAACACCTAATTTTCTAGCCTTATCAGCTTTACCTGTATCATCATCCATATCTTTTACTAATACTACAAATGTTTTTTTACTAACACTTGTTCCTAGTTTAACACCAATTTTTTCTAGTTTTTGTTGTAATTCTTTATCACGAAAACCAGTAATTACAATTTTTTTATTATATAATTTATGAGATTTATCTACATTCTTAACCTTAATTTCAGTTAATTTACTTGTTTGTTCAATATCTTGTAAGAATTTAATAAACTTTGGAATATAAGGAACAAATAATCTTGCTGTTTTATCTTTGAAACCATCCAATCCCGATACCTTTTCTAATTTTTCTTTTTCACTATCATTACTTGTAAGTATATTAGGGTATTCATCCATAATTGCTATAATTCTTTTTGTTCCTAACCCTCTACCAAAGATATTTGATGCCGCCATAAGCGAAGGCAATGTAACATTATTTAATCTTTCTTGAATAGAGTTATAAATTTTTGTAGATAACTTTTCTTTGAAACCTTCTACTTTTATGAAATCTTCCATAGTCATAGTCAAAATTTGGGGTATTGTTTTATAATCTGCGTTCATAATTCGTTGGATATTCCCTCGTCCTAATCCTACTACATCTAGTTTATTAAAGAAGTCATCAATTATTTTAAGTTTAACAACTTCATTATCTTCAGCATTGATTAATA